TTCCCGCCCCTGACATGATTGCATTGCCGAAATACTTGATGTCATCAACCGTAGCCGCTCGACCAAGTTTGTTTAGAAAGATGTTGTTGATTTGCCCAGCAAGGGCTTGGCTGTCGATGTTTGCCCCGCTCAGAAGTCCACCACCGCCTGTTGCTGCTGTGGCTGTACCCGAACCTGTTTGGCCTGTTAACCCCTGCCGCCCAGTTTGTAGACTTTGTGCTTCAGGTGACGACGCGATTGCCTGCTGCACATCCGCAAGGCTTCCGCCTCCAGACATGATAGCGTTGGCAAAATACATCAGCCCTTCCATATCAGCCGGGCGACCAAGTGTGGACTCATAAATGGCGTTGATCTGCCCAGCGAGCGCCTGTGTGTCGATTGCCATGTCAATTACCCCAAAAGGCCGCGAATGCCAAAGATGGACCGCTTGAATATCTCATCATCCCACTTGCCGCGATGCGTTTCCGCTGGTCTCTGAACCCACGACATATCTTCCTTCGCGGCGCCAGCTTTTGCAAGTGCGCCACCTAATGATGCAAGTGCGCTGCCGATGCCTGCTGCTCCACCAACGCTGGGCGCGTAATCTTTGAAGCCCATATCGGTAGCTGCGGCTGCAACTTCCTGCTGTGCAGGCAATGCCGCTCCAGAGAACCCCGGCTCCGTGACTTCACCATACTTGCGTGTGTCTATGCCCATTGCGCTGGGGACAGTTGCTTGACCCAAAAGGCCACCAGTTGCCTGACCCAGCAATGACGGGATAGCCGTCGAACTGGTTCCTTGACCGGGGTATTTCGTGCCGACTGCTCCAAAGGTAGCACCGCCAAGGACATCCTGAACAAACTGCCCCATTGGGCTTGAGGCTTGTGACGCTGGTGCGGCTGCTGGGCGTGGAGTACCATCTGTAAGCCCAAGCTGGCTGGCGTATTTCTCACCGGCGGCAGTGATCTTATCAAGACCACCCCTATCCCTTACGGCATACCACGCACCAAAGCCCTTGTTAGCCATCCGCTCAAGGGCAAAGTCGGTCTGCTGTTGCCAGTTGCTGGCAGACGGAGCCTCCCCGTACTTCTGGAGAAACTCATAGGCCATGCCACCGGGAGCTATTTTGCTGGGATCCTTAGAACCTGAATACAACTGAAACGGGCCAAACGAATAGCCTTTGGCGTCAGGGTTTCCGTATGTGGGCGACTTCAGTGTATTGGGGTTTAGACCTTCAAACTTAGCCACACCCAACGCTGCACGAGGATCAACGCCTAGTTCTCTAGCCCGCCTCCAGATATATTCCGCAGTTGTGTTTACGTCAGCCATAACGCACCCATTGCTTTTCAATCTCGGCGTCAATGACAGCCAGACGGCGCAGCATCTCTGCCTGTTTGTCGCCCTTCAGGTTATACACCCGTTTGCGATTGTCATCCAGATAGGCCGTGCAATCCCAGCAATCGCGTCCTGTTTTCTCACCTGCATCGTAGCCCGGCGGCATGATTGCATCGACTGATTTCAGGTACTCAAATACCTGCTCCTCAGTCCAGTCTTGGATCGGCATTACATACTCAATACCGTCAACCACCCGCCCGTGCCGTGCCGCCGACTTGCGACGGTCATCGTTGCGCTGGCCCTTCATGAGATACTTGATGCCCAGCTTCAGGCAACCATTGTACAGCGGCAACCAGATATTCGTCGCGCAGCAATCCATGTTCGACTGCATCAGCTGGTTGTCGTTGCCGCTGATGATTTTTCCGATGAGGGTATTCTCAACCGGCAACACATCAACAGGCCAGCCGCGTGCTTTGATGTTGCTGGGCTGGTCAGACTTGATGTGGACGAAATGCGGGAGGCGCCTTTTCCAGCCTTCCATATATTCAACCATCTCAGGGTATGCCGCGCCCGTGTCTAGCCAGACAACATACAGATTGTCCCACCTGTGCTTGTTAAGGTACAGGCAGGCCAGACTGTCTTTGCCACCGGAAAACTGGAGCGCAGTATCAATCATAGAGACGCCAAGATCGACAGTGCAGACGACGCAACACCCAGCCCAGTTGCTAGGCCGCTGCCCGACTCGCCACCAGATTTCGTCTGCGTATTTGTCTGCCCATATGGCGTGATGCCGAGTGCTTGTATCGGTATCTGCAACTGCTGCAACGGAAACTGCTGCTGCTCAGTGTACAACTGCTGCGCTGCTGCTAGTTCCTGCTGTTGCTGCTGCTGGATAGCCGTCTGGGCTGCAAGTGCGCCAGTAGCGCCTGTGAGAAAGGATTCCTGTCCAGCCTGTGCAAGGTTACCAAGCGTCTGCGCCCCAGTCAACCCAAGACCGGCACCAGATATACCCGCAGCCTGATTGTAGCGTTGCGCGTCCATCCGGCGAGCCATGTCAGCCTGTGCCGCAGCCTGCGCCTGTGCGAAGTTCTGAGCGTTCAACTGTGCCGCAAGCTGTCCAGCCTGTTGCTGTGCTGCTGCGTTGACGACGCCTTCCTGAATGCCGAGACGCGATCCACCAAATGCACGGGCTTTGTTTGCAGCCTCTTGTGCCGCGTTCAGCCCGGTTTGCCGCTGCGTGTTGAGCGTATCAAGTGACGACTGGAGCACATCTTTAGTATACGGGTTCATGTATGGCGACAGATCAGTGCTGGACAACTGCCCCGCCGAAACCTGCGACGGCTGATATGCGCCAGAGGTTGCAGCCATCTGCTGCGCTTGTGCAAACGCAGGCTGTGCCATTGCGTAATTGTTGGCGATTGCACCGATGGTGTTAACCTGACCGGGAGCAAGGGCCGCTACACGTTGGCCTTCATACGGGCCGGGCATGAACTGCGACACGTCATAAGCGGCAGACAGGTTACGCTGTCCAGCAGCCTGCACCCATTCCGGGATTTCAGTCTTGTTAACGACCGTCTGGGGTCCACCACCACCGCTCATGTTAGGCTCCTCGTATAAACTGTGTGGGTCGATTGCCAACCAAACTGTGGCTCGAATTTCTCCCAACCCTTACGGGCTGTGGCCTGCATGTAGTTGCACTCGTGCTTGCGTGCGAATTTCTCAACCTTGTTGTGCAACCGTACCACAGACTTGAGTTCACCGGCAGCTAGAAAAATGTTGAGGTATCGCACCTGTGGGCATTGCACAATTTCAGTTATCGCTAATGCTTCAGCATTATGGAATATCTGGAACCGCCCATGCTCCAGACCGTCTACAATGTCTGGCACGGAATAACCGCCACCACCATGCTCCAGTGCCCGCTCAAGCCTTGCTATGAGGTGCGCATGTTCCATCAGTATGTCGGAGCCCCGGTTTGACCCAATGGGACAGATGTCGTCGTCAACACGCCAGCGTTGGTGACTTCAACCTTCCACACGCTGCCGTCTGGAGCCTGAAGAAGGATGCCCTGTACAGCCTCAGATGTGTTGACAGCACGCTGAAGCAACCGCTCCAACAGTGAGAACGAGAACCGAAAATACTCGCGGTCATAACCTGTCGGCGGTGTCGGTAAGTTAACAATCATCGCCCACCCCCTGCCGTCATCTCAAGGCGCATCTCGCCAATCGACCACTCGCCATCCTCAGTTGCGGCAACCTTGACCCTGAAGTCGCGCCCGGATACCCGCATGTCTGTGTAACCTGACGCCCTTGGAAAGAATGGCCCACTGGTCGTCTCGGCACCCTCTGGCGTGTATGAGGAGAAGAACGTCAACTGTGTGCTGTCATAGGCGTAACCGCTGTCGGTTATTGCCTGCCTGACATGGCTGATGGTGTTGCCATTTTGCACGTTGATTGAGCCAGTTTCAGCAAACCGGGCTGTTGTGATCGGCACACCGGCAGCAGTCCAACCGCTTTCTTGTTGATAAATGTCGTTTTCTTCATCTGACGCCAGCGGGAACTGGAATACACCGGAGCCACAGGCTGCTGTGCGCGTCATGGTATCCGTAATGCCCCACCATTCTTCAGCGTAGTTGAAGTACACGCATTTGTCGGGAACAGCCGATCCTTGCGACGGATACCAGAACCACGCTTCAGGGAAAATGTTATTCTCGGAGCCGTGTGTCCACAAACCGCCAGTTTGCGGGTCTACATCTTCAAAGACATACGATCCAACCGTGCAAGGCAACGGGCGAACTGTGCCGCCGTCATACAGGAAGAAGCTTTCCCGGCCCATCCAGACGCACCTGCCAGCAAATGTTGCAAATGCCTTGGCAGCAATCAAGCCGCAGCCAAACCCGATGCGCTCAATCTGGTAGATGAACGGAGCGCCAATGTATCTCATCAGCCACACTTCGTCCTCAGTCCAGATTAGTGTTCCCTCACGCACAGAGGCGCACATGGTGATCTTGTTCTGGGTATCGAGGTCGAGGAAGCCTGCCGTGTTCGTCGGGTCTGCGAAGTCCCATTCTGTGTAGTCTTCCTGATCCGACCACGCCACACGCCGCAAGTTGCCGCCAGCACCAATTAGCACAGCATGCCGCTCTGGCGTAACAATGACGCCACGGTTGTTTGTCGGGCATTGATCGGCTGCTATGGCGTTGGCTGTGCCCCCTGTGCCAGTCGTATTGGTTCCAGAATTGGCATAAGTGAACGTCGATAGCGTCGGTGTTGTTGTGATTGTATATGTGCCGTTCAGAGCGCCGACCGTGTTGCCCGCAATGTCTACGCTCTGGCCAACACCAAACCCGTGATGGTTGGTTGTGGTTACGGTCGCGACATTGCTCAATCGAACAATGGTGACAACGCTGTTGAAGCCGACTTCCCCAGCCGTTGCCTCGGCATCATTCCAGTGCAGCAGACGGCCATCGCTACTCGCCACGGCCAAAATATCGCCACCCCAGTTATCTATGGTCCATGAGAATGTCGGCAAGAAACTTTGTGTCGGGTCACGAGGATATGTGGGGTCAGTGTCTAGGCCGTAATACGTGTCACCATAGTCGCCAGTGCCAAATGCACCGAATACGCCTGCACTGGACCCGGTAAACCCTGCTGGCGTGACGTCTGTATAGGTTGCGCCTTGCAGCACGAACAGCTTGTCCTCACAGCCGATTGCAGCGTAGATGCCGCCGTCATACCCAGCCCACGGGAATATGGCTCTGATGGTGCTGGACAGTGGGGTTGATGTGATGCGCTCCCACCCGCCAACAGGCAGCAGCTTGCCTGCACGCCACCGGATCAAATTGCCGTCAAAGTATCGGTTTTTGACTTGCAACGGTGTTGCGGCTTTGACGATGC